TGTACGATGTATTAGAGCTGTTAACCATATATATACAATCTCCAGTTGTTGATTGTGCGTAAAAATTAGATAACACACCATCAAAATCATCAGCAAACTCAATAGCATTACCCGATGTTGAATAAGCTGAAAAATGACTTAAATTTGAGGTGCTTTTTACATAAATAGAATCACCAGTTGATAAATTGTAAGCGGTAAAATGACTAGCTTCAACGTTACCCCTAGAATACAATGCTATATTTGCACTATTACCTATCGCTGTAAAGTTCCTAACTTTGAATGGATAAGTACTATTAATCCCTAGAATATCAATAGCGAAGCTAGTGTCAGATTGAAAAACACTACCTCCCCAATCATTAATGCTTGTCATATAATTAGCAACACTACCCATTCTGAAATCAGCACAAACACCTCCGTCATTGTACCATATCATTTTGTTCATTGATACACCACCGTAATGACCAGCAGAATCGCACAATATAGACCTACTAGCAGTAGTTCCGCTCGTTCTTATTACTTGACCATTAACAAATGATAATTGGCGATTTGAAGCTGTTGAGCCATCTATAAAAACATCAAAACAGTAACTTCCGTCAGCTTCATTATTAACCACTCTAAAACCGTTGAAGTCAATAGTTAAACTTTCAAAATCATAGCCTAACCCAGTACCTGAACCAGTACTTTTAATTGAAATAGCACTTGTAATAGTGATGTCAGAACATAACCTAACTACGTTATTACTTCCACTTGTCTTACACGTTTCTAAGGCACTTTGTAAATCAGTAAAATAGGTAGGTATACCCGAATCAGCGTCAGTAATAACCTCAATAACACCATAACCAGCAGATAAAGCAACCCAATTCGCACCATCGTATCTGTATAAAGCTTCTAAATCGGTATTAAACACAAGTAAATTAGTAGCTGGCGTACTAATCGCATTCATTTGAGCCGTAGTAACTCTTGGAATTAATAAGCCTTTATCTGTTGCAGAAACTTCAAGTTGTGATGAATTATCGGGCGTTGCAGTACCAATACCGAGCTCTCCGTTAGTAAAACCTTGTTTGAACGTGTTTAAGTTAACTGAATGATTAGCGTCATTAGTTAAGTCTGTATTAGCTATATTGGTATCACTACCCCCACCTCCCGAAGTAGTTAAGTCTATAGTCTCTATCCCTCCGTCGTTAGTCTCGGTAATAGTTACCGAACCGTCAGAGCTAATAAGCTTATCTATTAAGTACTGAGCTTGAGCGTCGTTATCAGAAACTTTTACCTTAAAAGTACTCTGCGCTCCTTCTAAAAATATTCCTAAATCTAAAGCCATTAGTCTACTATATTATCGTTATTACTCTCGCTTAATACCGGAGTACCCTCTAATTCGTCTTTACCTAATACGTCTCTTCTAATCTCTTCTAAGGACATAGTACGTAACATAAGCTCCTCCGAAGCTAATATATCGATAGGTTTAAGAGGCTTAATTTTAGTTTTAACGTTAATACCGTTACGCTCTAAGACTTTATCTAAAGAGTCCTCTATAACCGTCTGCTGAGGTCTAATTACCGTATTCTGATAATACTCCATATTAGAACGCGTTAAACTATCCTCCGACTGTAGTCCGGTAGCTACCTTAATTCCGGCTAAAGCCATAGGCGTTCTATGAGCCATTACGATCTCCTCCGATACTTTACCGTTAAGTAGGGTAAACATTTCGTGAGAATCGTTAACCGGTATAGATTCTACTAAGGTCTTCATATCCGGATTAGTAGACCAAGTTACTACTACCTTACCGGCGTTCTCCGAACCGCTAAACTTATTATTAATAGACTTCTCTACTTTTCTACGCTTTTCTCCGTCGCTAAGGTCTTCGAATAAATGAATATGCATAGACCCTACCATACCGTTATCTAAGTTATTCTTATGAAACTCTGCTATCTGATTACTAATCTCGATATAGTTTAACGCTCCTAAGTAATTAGGCTCCGCGTAAAATAACTTTCCTGGAGAGTAACTCATACCGTTAATAAGTTCTCCTCTCTCTCTTACTAAAGCTCTATCGGAAGAATACCAAGAAGCGATAGGCTTAGGTTCGTAAATAGCGTCCTCAGGTTTAAAAGAGTTACGCTTAGTAGCAAACTTCCAATCTGGTGTATAGTAGTATTTTTCTACTTCTCCATTTTCGTTCATTTTACCCGAACGGATATAAGAGAAGTCTACGTTACGTAAATAAGCTACGTTACCCGATCTTTCGAACTTAGACTGCCAGTAAAAACCGTTAAAGTAAGCCATATCTACGGAAGTCTTTCTTAAAAAGTCTTTATCTAACCCTTCTAAGAATCTTTCCGCTAAAGCTACCTGACTATCCTCTCCTTCGAAAGAGAACCCCTCTCCGGCGATAAATTTAGACTTAGTCTCTAATAACGCTCTATGAATAGAGCAATTATCCGCTAAATCTATTAGATAGTTAGGGAATAAATTATCCTTACCGAAGTAAATATAATCTTTCTTTCTATTCCTCCTTACGTCTACGTCCGGAGTAACAGATTTAGTCGTTAGATTAACAAAAAAAACGTTACTTTTTTCTAAGTTTTCTTCCATATCTATTTAAAATAAGTTTTTTATCTAAAAATTAATTTTACGTAAGTTAAAAACGTCCTCCGTCTCTACTATCTCGTGATTAGGATAGTACGGGAATTTATCCCCTAATTTAAAGTTATTATACCTATCCTTAAATTCGTCTATCTTATCTAACCAATTTACCTTAGCCGCAGCGTTATCTAACTTACTATCTATATCCTTTCTAACCCAGGAGAAGTGGTGCATTAATACCTCGTCTTCTCTAAAAACGTAATAAGGAGAAAAGGGTTTAAAAGCGCAAGCAGGGTCTACTAATACCGGAGCTAAAGAACCGATATTAACGGAAGTAGAACAGATAAACGGCATATAATAAGTCTCTAAAGGCTCTAACCTTAAAGTAGGCTCTTTAAAGTAGGTTATCATTTTAGAGTAAGTCGTCTTTACTCCCGTAGTATCTACTAAGTTCTTAGCATATAATATCTCGTCCTCCTTGTAAAAGTGGTCCGTAGCCGATAGAAAGAAGTGAGTACAGTCACAAATACGAGCGAACTCTATTAACTTCTGATGTTTTCTCTTTTCGTTAGTCTTAGCGTCTACCGTCAAGTCAGGTTCGTAGTTTAAGTAAGTATAGTCCGGAAATCGTTCTATAAACTCTAAAACGTCTTTACACTCGTTACCGTAATTACTGGTAACCTGGTAAGCTATTATAATCTCGTCTACGTGGTCTTTAACCGAGTTAATAGCGTGTTCTAATAGTTCTACTCCATTAAATACGGTATAACATACGGCTAATCTCATTCTATCCCTAGCTCCTTTAGTTTACGCTCGTTTTCTCCTATAACTCTATTAACTCCTACTACTTTTTCGAATCCTTTAACATCTTTAGTAATAGAGGCTCCCATACCTACCATAGCTCCTCTACCTATAATTTTCCTCTGATGTACTTCGGCGTTTAATCCTACGTTAGCGTGGTCGTGTATTACTACGTGTCCTCCTATATTAGCTCCGGAAGATATAGTAACGTTATTACCTATAGCTACGTCGTGTCCTAAATGAGCCTTAGTCATTATAAAATTATTAGACCCTAATAAAGTATAACCCTCTATAGACTTATCTATAGTTACGTGATGATTAATTAAGTTATCGTTACCTATTACTATCTTGCCGTTAAACTCGTTAGCCTTTCTAATCTCTCCTCTACCTCCGATAATTACAAAACTACCTATTTCGTTATTATCTCCTATCTCTACTCCGTCGTAAATAACCGAGTAAGCTCCGATAGTATTACCTTTACCTATTTTAACGTTTTCTCCTACGATCGCCGTAGGGTGGATATTATTTTCCATAGTTTAATATTTTATTTTTAAAGTCCGTTTCTAATAAGTTTAACCCGTCTAAAGGGTTTACTATTACCGAGTTATCGAATTTACGAAATTTAGTTACGTTTTCCGAAGTTTTTAAGTCTCCGATAAACATATCTTCGAAAAGTTTAGCTTTTAAAATATCCTCCCTTTTCTTAATCTTCTCCCACATCGTATAATCGATAGAATGATGCTGATTACCCCAAAGCTCCCAGTTAAGCTCCTCTATAAGCTCTCTTTTAAAGCATCTCCAAGCTCCTATAGGTTCTCCGGCTCTTTCTCCTCTATATCCGTTCCATTTAATCATATTACGTTTCTCTAAGTCGTAGAAGTAACAGTCTAAGAACCCTACAAACTTATAATCGTGATTAAAAGCATCTATATAAAAATCTAAAGTAGCGGAGTTTAATATATCGTCAGAACCGAGCATTAAAATAGCGTCGAAATCGATATTCTTAGCTACTTTAAGAGCTTTATTTAACTTTTCTCCTAAGATATTCCTATGAATAACGTATCTATAATTTAATTCTTTAGCTATAGGCTCGTCGTTTACGTCTCCTACGGCTAAAACTTCGATATTATATCCTTTACCTTTTAAACTCTCTAAACCTTCGTTAAATAGCCTTAAAACAGCGTGACGTCGGTATATCGGTACTAATACTAAAAACTTCATATATGTTTAACTTTTTTGTCCCGTAAATAGCAGAAAATCGGGAACAACCTTTCTAAAATAAAACAGTGGTAAGTATAATAAGGTCTACCGAATACTTCTAAGCATAGCTCCGGAGATATTTTCTCTCGAGAGATATAGTTAGCGTCCTGATTACATAGGTCTCTAAGTACTTTAGAAGAGTTCATTAAATCGGTTACCGGTATAAGAAAGTCTAAAGCGAACTCCTTAAAAGTTTCCTTACTCGATATCCAGTGGTTAGAGTAAATAGGCTCGAATAATAAAGACTTATCCTCTAAGTCTATACCCCAGTCTAAACGATCGGAGATAAGCTTATAAATATCTAAAAATAGAGGATGCCAGTTAACGCCCTGAGTAACTAAGTTAACCTTTTCTAATTTACCGAAGAAGCTATAAACGTCGGCTTTTTCCTCGTCGTTTAAGATAGTTTCTTTAATATAATTAGAATCCTTTTTTAACTTATTATAAAACTTATGACTAACTACTCCGTAATATTCCGAGTCCTTATAATCCTCTAACTCGAATAACCGTCTAATAACTCCGCTTTCTAAGTTTTCATCGGATATAGGGTTATAATACGGAACGAAGTCAGAGGTTCGCCCCATATTAATAACCTTTTGAGTATCCTTATAGTAAATCTGTCTTACTCGAAGCATATTAAATCTCCTAACCCTTTCTCGATTAAAATCTCTGCTAACCTCTGATTATTTTCTAAGTCGTAGTTACTAATAACCGAATTACCTAAAATAATCTTTCTATTTACGTTCTTAAATACCCATTTCTTCGGTTCTAAGACCTTTTTTTCGTTTTTAGGTAGTTCTACCTCGTTTTCTTTAGAAGTCTTCTTATAAGTCCTCTTTTTACGTTTAAAGTTTTCTTCCATAATAAATTATTTTCTTAAAGATAAAAAAAGGAGGCTTTAAAAACCTCCTCTTCTATTAAATTATATTCTATTAAGCTTAAATTAAATTATATTAAATTAAATTTGCGAACCGTTCCGTAATCCTTTCGAACCGTTCCGAACCCTTAACTAACCCTTTAATAAAGCTTAGAAACTATTAAAGTAAGTAACCAGCTAACGTAGAGTCAGTTGTAGTTGCGTCAGTCTTAAAAAACTTTTTAGCCTTACCTCTATTTACTCCCGAGAAAGTTAAAACGTCTCCCGTATCATCTCCTGGTGCCGCTCCGGAACCTTTAGTCTGCTCTGAAAGCTCTACTCCGTCAGTCTCTCCGATTACAGTCCATTTTCCATTCTTATCCTTAACTACGAATACTAAAGAAGTACCTACCATATCCTCGATAGCGTTTCTAACCGCCGTAGAAGAATCGATAGTTCTAAAAGTTAAAGACTCGTTATAATAATATCCCGAGTTTGCTCCTACTTGTAACTCCTCCGTCCAAGATGCAGTGTCCTTATGAACCGTTAAAGCGTATAACCCTTTATAAGTTTCGAAAGTTAACCCGTCGATCTCTCCGTCGATAGTCGAAGTAAAAGCAGTAATTTCTGACTTATTACCTACGTAAATCTTATCTTTTTCGATTCCTGGTACGTTAAAAGTCTCGTCGCAAGATGGTCCTACCCAACCCGCTGTAATTAAACATTCTGCCATTTTAATATCTTTTAAAAGGGAGTCCGAAGACCCCCGTTAATAAATCTTTTTATTAGTAGTTAGCTACTACTACTTGTGAAGGGAAATGAATTTGGAATCCTGCTCCGAATCTACCTTTAATCCAGATATTTTCCTCGTATTGGTCCATACCCATTTTTAAGTTCATTTCTTCTCCTTCTACGTCTACCGCTAGAACTAAGTCAGACTCCTTAATAAGTACTAAGTAATCAGTTCCGTTTAATCCTGGGATTCCTTCGATAGCGATATTAGTACCGTCTACGAATCTCTTCTCGAATCCTTGGTTATAAACTACTGTACCTAAGTTATCTCTGTAACCTCTCTCGTACATTTTAGCCTTATCGTCTCCCATTAGAACGTACCATCTCTCGTCCTGAATAGTAGAGTAAGCGTCTACCGGAAGAGCGTCGTATAAGTCTTCTACGAATCCTACGATATTAGACTCTGTTAAAGCTCCTAAAGTTAAAGCTTGAGCTGCAGGGATACCTCCTCCAGAAATCTCGTCTGCGATAACTTTATTTAAACCGTTTAAGTGGTCTAAAGAACCTAATGCGTTAGGAGCAGTAGCCTTGTTACCTTTAACTAATACTAACTCCATCATCTTACCGATAGCTCTATCTAAAGAAGCCATTAACTCAGCCTCTAAAGGAGCTAACCCCTCGTAATCTTGCCCAGCCGGCATAATCTGACGAGTAAATTTCTTCTCTAAATCTCTAACACAGTACTGAGTGTTAATTTTTAAAGATTCTACGATAATCTGTCTCTGCTCGATATTTAAATCACCTGAAGCGTTAAACCCGCAAGCCTCTCCGTTCTGTAAAAGATCGTAGTCGTGCTCTACGTCCGGTAACTTATGAGTACCTGGTTTAAACCCAGTATAAACCGTTGCTAATGAAGCTAACTTAGACTTCATTACTGACTTTGCGAAAAATGTTCCTGCGTGTTCTGTAGTATAATCAGATAACGCCGTTAAATCAAATGCCATTTCTTATTATTTTTTTAAATTTCTAAATACTTCTTTAATATCCGTCTTAGCCTTAACCTCAGGCTCTACTACCGGATTTAAGTCCTCTCCTACTTCTTCCTTTAACTTATCGTTTAAGTCCTTTACTTCGTTCTTAAAAGATTCGTTAAGCTCTTGAGATTTCTTTAACATTTCGAAAGTCTCCTCTAAAGTAGCTTTTAACTCTTCGTTCTCCGAAGCTAAATCCTCGTTAGCCTCTTTACTTGCTTTTAACTCGTTAGATACCTCTAAATAACGCTCGTTAAGTTCGTTAGACGCGTTCTCTAACTTGTTAGATAAGAAAGCCTTAACTTTTGCTAAGATACCTTCTTCTTGTACTTCTTCTACCTCCTCTACCTCGTTAGTAACTTCCTCCGTAGATTCTACTACTTCTTCGGTAGTTTCTTCTACAGTTTCTTCTACTTCGTTAGTAGTTTCGATAGTAGCTTCTAAGTTTTCAGCTAGTTCTTCAACTGCTTCTACTAAATTTTCTGCCATCTTTAAACCGTTTGGTATATTCTTAAAATTATTTACTAAATCCGTAGTAGCTAACGCCGCAACGCTTAAACCTTCCGTTAAACGAGTAGCAAAACCGTACTCTAAAGCCTCCGAACCCGTTAACCAAGTCTCTTCGTCCATTAAAGCGGTTAGACGTTCTCTCGATAGATTAGAGTTCTTCTCGTAGATACTTAAAATAGTTTCCTTAATCTTATCTAATACGTCCGCTTGTTTTCTTAGGTCTTCCGCTTCTCCTCCTGCCATAGTCCAAGGATTATGTATCATAAAGAAAGCAGATTCGCTAATTTCTAACTCGTCAGCTCCTAATGCGATTACCGTAGCAATAGATGCGGCTAAACTATTAATCTTAACCGTTACTTTATTAGGTAATCCTTTTAAGTAGTTATAGATTTCGATTCCCTCGAATACCGAACCACCTGGCGAGTTAATATTAACTACTACCTCCTCGGTAGGGTTCCCAATCATCGAAGATAGTTCGTCTTTTAGCTCTTTAGCGTAGATACCCCAGCCTCCGATCTCGTCGAATAAATCTACTTCTACTTGATTATTTACTTTTTGTGCTTTATACCACATACTCTATAATATTATTAACTTTTTTAAATAAAAGTCTTTACGTAAAATAAAGACTAGCCGTAATTAGTAACCCATTTATAGACCGTAGACTTACTAAGGTCGTGCTTATAACCTAGCTCCTTAGTAATCTTATAGTCCGTTAAGTCGGGATTAGCTTCTTTCATAGCTTTAAACTCTGCTTTTATTAAGAATACTCTAAGACCTCGAGGGTCTAATAAACCCTCGTTAAAGAGCTTATTAATTACCTCTAAGTCTATACTTAATAAATCGCTTAATTGTTCTCTCTGGCTCATCTTTTTCCGTTTATAAAGTTGAATTGTTTTCTATCTCCGATATTCTCGCCTGAGCGTCGTTAATTTCTACTACCGATACCGTAGGCTTAATATCTATATCTTTAATAGCGTTAATTACCTCTAAGTTAAGGTTATTAGGCGTAGAAATAGTATTAGGAGTAGGTAAAATACCACCTCTAGCGAACTTTTTACCGCCTCCGGCTTCGTTAATAGAGGAAAGTACTCCGGAAAACATCTTAGTAGACTTCTTATTAATAACCGCTTCTCCTCCTTCTAACTCTCCGAATGGAGTCTTAATACCTCCCGAAGCGTGACTTGGACCGCTTAATATACCTCCTTTAGCGAATTTCTGACTCTGAATCGTTGCTAGTTGAGCGATCGCGTTAGCCGTAGCTGCACCTACTTGTACCGCCGTAGCTATCTGACCTGGGATACCGAATCCGAATAAGTTACCCGGCTGAGTAGGAGAGGAGTTAGTAGTAGCGATACTCTGAACCTGAGCCGCAAGGTCTACTAATACCTTAGCCTTCGCCCAAGCTTTAATCTTTTCGGCGTTAGCTTTTCTAGCACTTTCGTCTCTCTGTAGAAAGGCAATCGTTGCGTCTACGTAGTTACCCGCTGTAGATATTAAAGTATTAGTAATATCCCTTCTTAACTCCGCTTGTATTCTCTCGTTTTCCGTTCTCTTCTCCTCTTCTTTAGCTAAAGCGTCGGTAGTCTCTCCGGCTATTTTTAATAGCTCCATTCTTTTTAAACGAGCAAACTCTATATCAGGGTCTTGCTCTATATCTAGGTCTTCGTCGAAAGTATTAAAGAAAGGGTCATCGTCTTCGTTAAATCCTTCCGCATCGCTAATACCTTTAGCTAACTCTTTATAGAAAGCCAACTCTTTATTAACGGCTTTAATCTCGTTACCTACCGAACGAATCTCTTCGACGGTCTTAGCTTTTTTAAGTTCCTCTCCTAATCTCTTTAACTTAGCTTCTAAGTCTTCTATAAGTCCTAAAGAGTCTTTATCTCCGGTTCTACTAGATATTTCGTTATTAACCTCTCTAAGTAGTGCTTTTAAAGTATTTAAAAAACCTATAGCGTTATCCTTCTCTTCTCCAGCGTCGAAGAAAGATACTTGGTCCTCTAAATCCTCTATTTTATTAGTTAAGTCTCTAGCGTCCTCCTGTAAAGAGAATAAGTCTAAACTACCTATTCCTCTCTTATAAGCCTCAGCGGAGTTTAAGAAAGCGTCCACAGCTGCCGCCCTTAACTCCCTTAATCTCTTAGTCTGTTCCTCCGTAGGGTCCGATAATAAGTCTAACTCTTCTTCTAATTCCTCTAAAGCTTTTCTAAGCTCCGGAGTCTGATTAGTTAACTCGTCTACGATAGTCTTTCTTTCTACTAAAGCCTTATTAGTCTTCTTAACTCTCTTCTCTACCTCCTCTTCTTCGTTCCCCCATAGGGTCAGAACACTAATTAAAGTAGTAATTCCTCCGACTAATAACCCGATAGGATTAGCTTTAATAGTAAGGTTTAATAGCTTCATAGCTCGAGTTACTCCGGTTAGTCCTCCGGAGAAAGCTATAGCGGCAATCCTTGCTAATACCTGAGTCCTTGTAAATGCAGCCGTAGCAACGTTAGATGCTATTACCGCAGTCTTATAAGAAATCCATACCTTAACTCCCGTTAATACTACCTTAAATAAGTTCTTAACCGCCGAAGTAAAGCGTTTAACGTCCTCTTCGTCGATAGAGTTAATAAAGTCCGTAATCCTTTCTACTACGTCTCTAATTGGTCCTCTAGACTCCGAAAACTTTAAAATTAACTCGTCGTAAGCCGACCTTAAACGTTTAAAAGCTCCTTGTAGAGTATCTCCCGACTTTTCTGCTAATTCCTCTGCCGTTCCAGCCGTATCTTCGTAGTCCTTTCTTAATTCTTTTAACCTCTCCGATTGGTCCGCGAATATCTGTAACGCCGTAGCTCCTCTAACTCCTACTAATTCCGTAGCCGTTCCTAACTTATCGGTAGAGTTAGAAACTAATTCCATAGCCTCGTCTAAAGTCTTTCCGTCTTTATTAAGCTCGATAAATACCCTTCTAAGCTGAGTACCGGCGATAGACCCAGATATACCGTTATCCGCTAAAGTAGATAGTAAAGCGGTAGTCTCTTCTAAGGTTCTTCCGGTAGACTTTGCCGTAGGAGCCACTAACTTCATAGACTCCTGGAACTTAGTAAGGTCTAGTCCAGAACTAGCGAAAGAGTCCGCCATTACGTCGGTTACTCTAGTCATCTCTTCGGCTTCTAGTCCGAAAGCTCTAAGAGTAGCTGCAGCCGTTTCTGCCGTCTGACTAACGTCGTATCTAAAAGCGGTAGATAAGTTAACGATTCCTCCCGTAGAAGATACGATCTCGTCCGCCGTAAAACCTAACTTAGCTAACTCTAACTGTAAACCAGCGACCTCTGTAGCCGTAAATACCGATACCTTAGCTACGTCTCTAGCCGAAGCCTCTAACTTTTTTAACTGTTCGTCAGTAGCACCGGATACAGCTCCTACGTCCGCCACGGCTTGTTCGAAGTCTACCATAACCCCTACTCCGTCTCTAAAGACCTGAAATACTCCTCCTACGGCGAAAGCTCCTGCGATAGAAGCTCCTACCCTAGCGAAAGCTCTAGTAGTTCCCTGAGCGACTCTAGTAGCTAAAGACTTAGTCTCTCTTAACTGACGGTTAAACCTCCTAATAGTACCCTGGTTTTTAGTAATCTCTTCTTTAAGCTCTTTAAACCTTTTAGTACCTACCTTAGTACCGTCTAACTCCTTTTTAAGCTCTTTCGTACGCTTTTTAAGTGTTCCGAAATCCTTAATAACCTTTCCGGTATCTATATTAATACCAAAAAATATTTCTTCTTTAGCCATTATACTATTTGTATTAATTCACATTTAACCGGTTCGTTAACTCCGGCTTTATAATCTTCTACCTTATTAAGATAGTAATAAACTCCGTTAATTAATTTAGGAGTTCTAAAGTTTAAATTAACTATATCTACGGCAGTTAATTTAAGATAAACCGTGTATAAACGAGCGTTATTAAACTGTCTTATCTGTTCCTTATAAAACCTATCGACTAATCCTACGTCGTTAATCTGTATAGACTTATCTACCTCGTTTAAGTTCTTAAAGCTTAAAGAAACGTCGAACGGTCCAGAGGTTTTCTTAACGAAGTAACTCGCCGGATACTCTGACTTTAAAGAACCTTCGAAAGTAAAATTACCACTCTTTAAACCTTCGTATATTAATAGTCTCGGATTTAATTCAACCTCGCTACCTGTAGTTTTAAAGTTAGTTATTAATTGAGGCATATATAAACTTCCACCTGCTGTCTGGGTAATACGACCGCTTCCCACACTTCCAGAGAAACGAATATTCGCGACCTTTTTCTCATCTTTTAAAAATTCGTTATCTAACTCTCTACTATCGTCGGTTAGGTTAGTATTCCATATATCTTCGAAGTTCTTTAATAGTTGGTCGTTATCATCTTCTTCGTACTCGAAAACTAACTCTCTATTTAATTTATCGTCTAACTGCTCGATAGTCTGCCTCCTCGAAACGTCTCTCTTTTCGGTCCAGTCTTCCGCTTCCTCGATAGGTTTATAAAAGTCGTCTCTATGAAAGAACTCTACCGTCTTAGCTTTATCGTCCGTAACGTGAACTAAGTTAAATAACTGTACGAAGTATTTAACGAAAGTACTCTGAGCCATATCGTAAACGAAGTCTTTAATACTAATCTCCTCTCCGTTCGATAAAGGAGCGGATACAGGAGTAACGTTAAGGCTATTAGCTATAACGTCTATTTTAGGGTTAGGATTATCGGAATGCATCTTAACTCTAATATAATTACCCTGGTCTATAGATATATCGGTAAAAGATAAATCGATAGTAGCGGAGTTAGAGTTAGAAGGTAGGTCGATAGTTTCGAAAGCTAAGTTCTTAACGAATACTAACGCCGGAGTATATTCCTCTATAATTATATCGATATTATTACTAATTATCTGAGCGTTCTTAATAGATACCGAAGCCGTACCACTATAACTACCTCCTAAAAAAGGAGCGATATAAGGGATAGTAGCGGAGCTATAGTTAGACCCTCCGTCGTAATCTACGTCGTTAAAAGACAAGAATATATCCTGACTCTCTACCCTCTGAGGAAAGTATAAACCGTAGAAACTCTTAACCTCTAACCTATTCTCGTTTAAAGTATCCGTAGAAGTAGATAAGTCGGTCTTAATAGCCGGCATAATTAAGTCTCTAAACTCCTGACGGTTAAAAAATCCTGGTTTAAGATTATAACCTATATCCTTAAATATCTTTCTAAATACGTCGTAAACGAAAACCGAAGGTAAGAACTCCTCTACCTGTTGATTAGTAGATTCAGTATCTCCGTCGAAATAACCGTAGTTAATAAGAGGAAAAGTATAACCATTATCCCTGCCATTATAAGACCAAGAAGCCTCAACGTTAGTAGGATTATAGGTAATAGTATCATAGTCTAAGTCTCGTATATTCTTATTCTTAATTAAAGCTCCCCAGTCGGATAGGTCGGAGTAAAGGATAATATTATAAACCCAATTCTTATCGTCGCTTATATCTACGCTTTTTAACTGCATAGAGCCGTCTAAGTAAGTTATTCCGTCCTTTTCTATTACCGCCGGTACTCTCTTATTCCTATCGAAGAAACCCTCTGCCGTAATATCGAAGCTATGACCTAATAAAGAATCGTTCTTCTTAGTTCCTGGTATTTTAACCGTCTTAGAGAAAGTTCCGTTACGAGTCGATATATCTCTAAAGTCATTAATACTAAACGTTAAAGGAATAAAGAACTCGTAAGGATTAAACTTATCTAATTCGTAAATATTTAAAGGTGTAGCCATTAATTTCTCTGTATTATCTTTTCGTAAGCTAATTCGTATTCTAAAGTCACGTTATAACTATACTCCGCTAACTGCTCGATACCGAAAGTAGTATTAACCTGAACCGGTAATCTATAACCGTCAACCACTAAGTAAACCTCCGGAGACTCTACTAAGTCGATTAGCCATTCTTTCTCCTCCTTATCTACGATACCGCTATTAACCGTGTAAATATCTTTAGTAGTTACACCGAAAGTCGTTACCGATCTCTCCGGTAAAGTTCTCGGATAGTTAATAACCCTCTTAAAAGTCTCTTTTTCTACGTCTATATCTCGAGTCTCTTTACCCTTAAAAGTAAAAGAGTCTAAGCCTCCTAACTTATTAACCCACTCGAAACGCCTCTCTATACGTTCACAGTCGTCTACGATTAAGAAAGTCTTAGTATTAGTAATCTTAGTACCAGCTAATCTAAAATAGATTTCGTACTTAACCGCTCCCGTAGATATATTAGCTCCTAAGTTACTTGGTCCTACCGGTACGTTATAAACGTTAATAAGCGTATCTCCCTGACCGCTCGTAACGTTAACCGTACTACTACCTAAAACGTTATTAGAAGAGTCGTAACTCGTTACTATTAAGTCTAAATCTATAGAACCTGGACCCCAAGGAACACCTCCCGATTGAGTAGCTCCGTTAATAAAGCTAACCTGATAACTATCCTCCGCTTTTATCCTTACGTTAGGTTGAGCCGTTAATAACTCGTAAGTGTTAGAACCTGTAATGTTATTCTCCCAGTAATCGGATAAGTTATAGTTAGTAGAAGATATAGAGAAGTCTTTCATAAATACGTAAGGGATAGTACTATTAACCGCCGTAAAAGTATTAACGCTATCGTCCGTAAAAGAACCTAAAGTTAAATCCGCTATACCGTCGGTTATTACGTCGTACTCCTCCGCGTACTGAATATAAACGCTCTTAGCTAAGTCCGTAGCCGTTAAAGTAGTCGAAGTTCCTAAAGCTAATAAGTCGCTACCTAAATACTCCTGAATAATACTAGATAAGTCGAATACGAACTCGTTATTAAAATCTCTCCTCTTTCTTAACCTTACTACGAAAGAACCGCTAATATAAACGTCTAATACCGCCGAATAGTTATTATAGTACTTACTAACCTCTACCGCTTGCTTAAGTATACCAGGTAAGGTAGTATTAGTAGTTACTGGAGTATCTATAAAGAAACCAGTTACGCTAATACCCTCTACTCCGTTATTAATACCGCTTACTCTATGTACTCCGTTATAGACTCCGGCATTCTCTAAGTAAACGTAATCGCCTACTACTAAAGGTAAAGGCTGAGTACCTACTAAAATATCCTCCCCTGAGTTATCCGAACCAAATAAAGTACCGTTACTATCGATCTCTCCGGAAATACTATTAGGAGATAAGTCCGAAGTTAATTTATACTCTACCGGTAAATAGGCGGCACTATAGCTATCCGGTCTCTGTGTTACCGTTAAAGCCATAATTAGTAAGCTAATAAAAGTTCTACGTCACAAGCTGCAGTATTCGCTTGAGCCTTAATATTATCGATATTAGAGAAAGACGCGAAAGCTCCCTCTGTAGCCGATACGCTTAACTCCCTACTATTAAAGATAAAAGCTCTATTAGGCTCTAATTTAACGTCCATAGTAGCTCCTCCCGTATCCGATAGCCTTAGCCTTACGAAGTTAGTACCGTCTCTATTAATTACTACTAAGTAGCTTAAGTCTGTTAACGATGCTGGTCCTACCGCTCCTAAATTAGCTATAGTAGTCTCCGAAGTAGGTACGCTAACTACCTGCTTTACCGCTTCTTCTCCCGTTAAAGTTATACTCTCGTTATTAGCTACGGCGTATGTACTACCGTTAATCGTTACGGTAGCTCCGTAAGTCGTTGTTAAAATCGTACTCATTTTCTATTTAATATTTTTCTAATTTCTTTAGTTACGTCCTCTTTACTAACGTCCGTTAATAATATACGTAATTTTCCTTTAAACTTTCTTACGTTATCTCTAAAGATATAAGTAGGCTTAATACCTTTCTTCTTAATCTTATTAGCTATAGCGAAGGCTATAGACTTAATACTATCCTCGTCGGATAACCCTAATTTCTTTACTATCCACCTTTCTAAAGGAGCTATAGGAGGTCGTTTACCTGGTCTTCTTCCTCCGTCTACGTACTTCCAATACTCCTTAGCTTTAAACCTTACCGATATTAAAGAACCTCCCTCCGCTACTTCGACTTTTAAAGATTTAGCTAAATCTCCGGAGGCGTTCTTATCTCCTTTATTTAGATCGTCTATAATATCGTCTATCATATCGAAAGAGGCTATCTTAACTCTTAACTTAGTCTGGGAGAAAGGTCTAGGCATCGAATACATCTGAATTACAACAAGTAGAGAATCTAACTTGCTCGGTTATAGTAAAGGATACCTGCCACCCCGTATGGCTCTTATCCGTATCGTCGATTAAAGGTAAGACCGTAAAGTTATCTTGAATAGTAAAGTCCGCTCTATGCTCTTCGTTATTATACTCTACTAACTTATCGTTAAAGTCCGTTATAAACCTCGTTAAAACCTGGTCTAATATCTTCTGAGTAGAATCTAAGACGGTATTAACCTCGTCCATAGTTCGCTCGTCGGATAGAAGGTCTATTACCTCCATTACTATATTCCAGTTATTAACGAAGAATCCTTCTCTCGCCGACTTAGTAATCGATACCGGGTCGATAATTAACGCCGGATAACTTAAATCGAAGTCCGTGTTAAACTCTCCAGCTATCCCTGTATAAAAAGTCTTAATAGCCTTATGCTTAGTAGCTAAGTCTTTAAATATTCCTTGTACTGTATTTAAATTCATTCTCTCTGATATTTATAATCGCATTCATTCTTTTCCTGTTTAACTAACATATACGTAAAGACTTCTCCTACGCTATAGTCCGTTATCTTTTCTTTTTCCCCGAAAATAGCCGAAATAATCGCTTTATCTTGAGCCAAGCTATAGACGGTAAGTAAAGAGCCGTACTTACGGCTAATAGTATCGTACCCCGCTTTAAGTTCTTTCGCTTCATACTCTTTATCGAAGAGAGGTTTAAATCTGTCGTAGATAAGATTAGATTGCCTAAAAAAAAAGAGCGAATCTTAAAAGCTCTCTCTACGTCTAACTCTTTAAATAGTTCTAACTTTTCCTCTACGTCCTTATAATCGTACTCCTTACCCTCTTCTATAGCTAAGTAAGATATTAATGCTCTTACCGCTTCGTTAGGTTTACCTCGATAAAGCTCCTCTACTTTCTTAATATCCCAGTACTGACCGGCTTTAATACTAAGGAGATCGGAAGGAAGTCTAAACGTCCTACCTCTAATAGTAAAGCTATCTACTACCTCCTTTAAGTCTTCTAAGTCTTTCTCGTTAAATAACGTCTCTAACTGCGATACTACGAACTCTACCTCCTTTACGTCGCATAGCTTAATAAACTCTATATCTAATCCGGATAAAGCGGAGAATACTTCTAAAGCGTCACTATCCTCTTTAACCTTTTCGAAGGTTTCTAAGGTTAACTCGTTCCAACCGCTCGGTATAGAAAAGTCTATTCTTTCTTCGTTTCTTACTAAGTGTCCTTTTATCATAGCTCTACTTCGTTTCCGATTACTTCTAACATTTTTATATTAATTAGCTTAATCTGACTTCCTAAAATTACGATAGCATAAGCATCGATACCCGAGCCTGGTAAATATCCGTCGATATACCCGTGTTCGATCGTACCCTCTAAGGTCTTAAATTTAACTTTCGTCTTCTTCATTTTCTAAATCATCTATATTCTCTAATAGGTCTACCGGTTCGTAATGCGTTACCTCGTAAAATATAAAAGCTAATCCGCTCTTAGGTACTCTCGCATCGTGCCAGTCGCCGTTATCGTCTAAGTAAGCTTCGAAAGGCTTAGACTCGTAATCAGGAGATAGTATTAGGTAAGTCCTATCCGTCTCCGGTAATCCTCTTTCTTTAATCGATATCATTTTTATAATCGTTTCTATAATACTCTAAAGCGTATACGTAGGCTCTAAGTAGTCTCTTAACGTGGAGATTAAAGACTATAGGATTAATTCTATTACGTCCCATAATAGCTTCCGAGTATAAGTCTATCTTAACGTCTACTCCTTTCTTCTCCTTAATATACCACTCTACTACGGTCTTAAAGTCTTCTATATTAGCCTTATAACCCGTCCTTCGTATAGCGTCGTCTATATTCATATCGTAAATATACTAAACCCTCTTCTAACTTAAAAGTTAAATCTTAACCTTAACCTTAAATAAATAAATCCGATTTAAACCCTTTTTTAGCCTCTCTCGTTAACTTTAAATATAAAATAGTATTATCTATTATCTAAGTCTTAGAAAGTTCTTTAAATCGCTTCTTTTAAAAATCGTAGTCGGTAAGGACGTAGTCCGGTAGGTACGTTACGCGTTAGCTTACTAGATAGATTAAATTATATTAAGCTTTAACTTAAGTTTCTACTTCTATATTTCGAACGATTCCGTAACGGTTTCTAACCCTTTATTAACCCTTAGTTAATCCTTTCGAACCCTTTCGAACGATTAAAACGTCTAATAATTAAGTAGTTAGCTTTTTAAGAGGAGGCGAGTTTAGTTAGGTTTAAGTAGTTTAATCCGGTAGTTTAGTTAGTATAGTTTTAGGAGGTGTTTTTAGCTTTTAGATCGTTAGACTTAATAAAAAAGAGAGGCGTTAACCTCTCCTTAATTTATAGCTTCTCAAGTTTAATACTATCGCAAATCGGCTCTCCATTTTCGTCTAATAGGTAGGAGAGTTTATGAGTGTCTGACTCTACCCAGATATCCTCTGTAAAGTCTAATACGGAGTTACCTAAATTAAACCTACCGTAAAGCTCTACCTTTTCCGGTTCGGGTTTAACTCTGTATTCAACCCCTCTTGAAATTAGCCTTATCATAACTTCTTTTTCTCCTAAAAATTTAAACCAATACTTTTCTTGTTCTCCGTACTCTTCAATTTGCTTCCCTAAATCAAAAGCATCTAATACTTCCTTAATTTCTTCGTTCGTCATTTTCATAATCTTCTATTTAATTTATTTGCGTCAATACACTGACGGTATTTAAAGTTTTTTAATTTCTTGTTTTACTTCTTCTCAATAAATAATTCGCATTAAAACGCTCTTCAACGGTCAGCAAAGAGCCATTGAAACGGCTTTTCGCTTTGGCGTTATAAAACATTTGCCACCGCACCACGTTCTATAAACTCATAGTCTATTAAGTCAACGTCTGCATCTAATCCACGCACATCATATCCTTTTGGCGTTTCCAAATTATCAGTAACACCAACATCACCAAATCTACTTACCATCCAAACCCTAACTTTACTTCCTGCTTTGCAAATATGTTTAGTTGTATTTTCATCAACTGGGTGTGTGCCATTCCATACGCTCATTTCTAAATCTTTTGTGGTCTTAGCATATATTTCAAAGCTATACCAATCTTTTAAATGCTTTTGGTCATCTTTCCAACGCTGCACACATTTCAAGTCCCACAACTTAAAAAGGTTAGGGTTTTCTTCTCTTGTAAATTCTTTTTCCATCGCTCAAAAACGTTTTATAACAAAGGCTATAAACAAAAAGCCTCTGTTTGGTTAGTATTTCAATTTATCTTTAGTGGTTCGGCTTTCAGTTCATAGCCAAGTACGTTGTAGGCAATTACCTTGCTAACCAACTCCTCTCATTACAATTCTTGCACCTTGGTTTACCACTCTCATCAAAATAAGTTGGGTACTTATTACAATCGCAAGGTAACTGTTCGCTCTGCCCTACAACATTAAATAAAACCAATAACTCTTTGATGATTTCATCTTTATTGTAAACTGCAAAACCCTCGTGGTGCTTGTCAAATATTTGTTCTAATTTATCTTTCATCGTTACTGTTTTTATTCTTGTCCGTTAGTCCCATTTATCTCATATACTTGGGACAAAGTTATGTTTATAATTTATTTAATCGTTCGTCAATACGTTTTAAAATTATCTCTCTGTCTTGCTCTGTCTCGTTATACCAGTTGTAAAGTTCATTAGGTAAATCTTTGAAAGCTTCTTCATAGTTTGTCACGTTAAAACCTCTGTTGATACATTCATTGTACAAATCAACATAACGATCATGAAGATATTCTAATTTATTGTAAAAGAATTTCACATGGCCTTTTCCTAAAGTGAACTGTTCTGGAATGCCATCAAGATTATAGCGACCTTTTTTGATACAATTTGGAATCCTTTTGATTTCTCTGTGTTCAGCCATCAACATTCTGTTGTTTAATTCCATTGGCTTAACTGCTACGTTTATTCGTGTCATAATATTCTGTGTTTGTGTTCTGCTAAAATATAAAGCTTTTTTGAAATTTCAAAACAATAAGCAATAAAAAAGGAGGCCTTTCAACCTCCCTTTCCAGTAATC